CGGCCTGCACTGTACAAGTATTCGGTGCGATTGGACGATCCGGGTCCGTCACTGCTGCGATAGGGGTTGCCGGGGTCGCTGTGTCATAGACGTAGATTTCAGCCCCATCTACCACGATAACCCTTGTCCCGTCGTCGTTAATATCGACTTTCCCCTCGGTGGTTCCAATGGTTCCGCGTGCGGTGACTATTCCCGCATTGTTTACCTCGTAGAACGTACCTCGGTGAACCCCGTAGAACAGACCTTTTCCGGGAACAGGATGAAGCCCACGCCACGGAGTGTCCCCCATGTCTACATTGCGGAACAGGTCAAGCCCCGGTGTTCCGTAGATGGCGACACGTGTTCCGTCTTGTTCGGTCTGGAACTCGTAATAAGCATTAACCAGCGAGTTCGCGGTGACCTTTGGGCTTTTACCTTGCAGGCCGACACCGAATAGGGGTTGTTCGACGATCATTAGCTATCCGACATGATGTCGTAACTGCTGCCGGTCATTTCCAGCCGTGAAAATATAGGACGGTGGTTAATCCGTTCCAACCGGCGTCTGGACTTTTCCGCCTCACGCTCTACCCACGCTTGGACCGGAAGCGAAAATACCGGAGACAGGGCAACGGCCAGATTGTGTTCCAGGAACCACCGATAACCAGTAGGCAGAGACAGCACATCCGTCAACGTCGGGAAACTCTGTAATTGCGTCCATGTGTTGAGATAAAGCGTCACTGTGGACGATGGGACCGGGTAGGCGTAGAGAATACCCATAGGTGTGGCGGGTTCGTAATACAGAATTGACGGAACATTGGCGGAATCCGTCTTGCTGCACAGTCTGTCGTAGGTGGAACGGTCGCGGACAATCTCGACCACATAATCCGTAGAGCCGTCCCGAAAGAACGTCCCGGACTCGATCCGGATCGGTCTGTTGGTGTTTAGGTCTCCACCGTTTCCAATGGTGCGCGTGGCATTTCCAGCCGACCATGACAAGGCTTCCTGTCCGATTTGGTAGATCAGATGGCCGTCGGTCGTCATGGAATCGACCATCGAATTGAGGATATTCAGGCTGTCATCGGCCTCGCTGGCGGTCAGCGATTCGCCTGTCGCTTTGGCCCCGAGCTTTAGCGCCGCCGATTCAATGAGGTTATTGGCGGTGATGTGAGTGATTCCCGCTGTTGGGACGGAGATTCCGCTGGGGGAGAGGATGATGGTCATGGTATTAGGTTCCAGCCCGTCGTACACCAATCAATCTCGCCGATCCTTCAACTGGCATGTCGGATGCGGTTTGGTAAATGGTAATAAATGGGGTAGTATAATGAGCCACGGCCAAGAATTCTCCGTTTGGACTAAAAGTACAACCACATCCAATACCAGTCGGCAATACACTTGGATTAGCTAACTTTGTAAATGTAGTGCCTGATCTCCGGTATACAAGCACATGTGGAGACCCATAGTCCGTTACCGCTAAATACTCTCCATTTAGGGACCATGAGCAACCTCCCTCCGTAACTATGAAGCCCGGCGGGTTAGCCGGGGGGTCCAATTTATTAAATATATCACCAGATATTTGATAAATAGTAATATACGGCGCGGTTGCGTGAACTACTGCCAGGAACTCACCGGTTGAACTAAAAGCGCAACCAAATCCAGTCCCAAAGGGAAGATTTGGGCTTATCGGACTATTCAATTTAATAAAACCGGTGCCAGATTTACGATAGACTGATATTCCATCAGAGGCATGTCCAACTGCTAGAAACTCACCGTTGGGGGACCAAGCGCAACTATACCCTGGCCCATTGGGCAGTGTGGCGGGATCAGCTAACTTTGTGAAAGTAGTGCCTGACCTCCGGTATATTGTAATGCATGGCGATGTGGCATGCGCGACGGCCAAGAATTCTCCATTGGGACTAAAGGCACAACCATAGCCGACTGCCGGAGGCAATGTGGCTGGATTGGATAACTTTGTGAAAGTAGTACCCGATCTCTGGTATATTGTAATAAATGGTGTTGTATCATGTGCGACGGCTAAAAATTCTCCATTGGCTGACCAAGAACAACCATAACCACTATCCGTGGGCAGGTTTGCTGGATTGGCTAATTTTGTGAAAGTAGTGCCTGATCTCTGATATATTGTAATGAATGGTGTTAGATAGTGGGTTACTGCCAAGAATTCTCTGTTTGGACTAAAGGCACAACTAGTACCAACCTGCGGAGGTAAAGACGAAGGATTGTCCAACTTAACCGGCGCACTCCACGGAAACTGTGTCACAACGATCGGCGGCGTATCACCAGAAAAATCCCCTCGATCAACGACGACCAGATCAATAACATCGCCACCGCCACTAGCCGCCTGAAACGTCGGCAATGCTCCAGCTCCGTTACTCGTCAGCACTTGACCCGCAGTACCCAATGCCGCAATGCTTTGATGCGGATTCGTATTCGTTGTTCCGCCGCATACGACTGCATAGGCAGTCGCATCAGATCTTCCAGTTCCACCAGAGATTACAGGCGAAACTTGACGCTTCCACCGCCCAAGCCCAACATGCCCGGTCGGCATGATCGTAATGGCGTTGTCGTCGGCGTCGGCGCTGGAGGCATCCCAGTAGAATGGGCCGCCGCCGTCTCCGGGCGTGGTGTGGCCGAGAACTGATACCGAATCGCCATCCCGGAGCGTGGCGGTTACCACCTGCCGGAGTGCGGCCAGGTTTGAAATGGTGCGGATTCCTGAGACCTTCACCCTCGAACGGGTGATCGGTAAACGTCCGGAAGATGTCGCTGTGACGACATAGGTGCCGTCCGGGACGAAGGCCTCGTAATACCCGGCTGCGTTCGTGGTCGTGCTGGTGCCAAGAGAAGAGCCGAGGATCGTGTAGAGCGTCTGGGCCGCTCCGGTCTCCTCGTTCATTACCGAAATGATGGCACCGCCAATCGGGCGGCCTTCCTCGTCGGTTACGGTGTCGTAGAGCTTATCCATTCAAAGCGGCCTCGATGGTTTCGCGCTTCATCTTGTGATGTGGGCGCTTGCCGTACTTCTTCTCATAGCGGGATTCGATGGAATCCGCCAGGGCTTCCACTTCTGGCGTCAGATGAACATCGGATCGCTCTTCCTGAGTCATTTCCGTCCATCCGTTCTTTTTGTCCACCTCGATCTCGCTTTCGAGATAGGCGATTTTAATACCGTGGTCGGGATGTCTCAGGTAAATCATGCCGGCGCGTCTCCCTCATAGAGTACCGTAACCGTTCCGGTGCCGGCGAAGTCGATAAAGAGCCCGGTATTCAACTGAATCGGGTGTTGCAGGAGGCCGCGAGTACCCGCCGCCGAGCTGGCCGCAATGGTATCGACAACATTACCACCCGCAGCGGCTACACCGTCTCGCATGTCGCAGACCGCAGCCGACAGGGCGACATTGACGATATAGCCGTAGTAAAGACAAGGACCGCGCACCACCAGCTTATCGACGGTCGCGTTCATGTAACGAACTTTTGCCATTTGCTTCTCCCAAAGGGATGACGGGGGCTTGCGCCCCCGTCGTTTACTTAGGCGTTAAAGACCGAACCAAGAGGATTCTCGGGCCTGCCGATAACAAGCGTATAGGTCTCCGCCGCCGGATCCACCGGACTCGCCGTCGCGTTCATGTAGGTAATGGCAATCGTGCTAGCGGCCTTGACCCGCGCATTCACGATGCCAATTCCTGCACTGAGAGACGGCTTGTTGATGGAAATAACGATGTCTCCGACCTCGACCCCGGTCACGGTAATATCCTGTTCGGAGCTGGTGGAGGCAGTTCTCGACGTGACATCAATCGAAATCTGCACCGCGAACACCTTTAGGATATTCCCTCGCAGTAATGATGTGCTCATGGGATTCTCCCTTAACTCAGGACCTGGACGCCCCACTCCGGACGCACGACCTTGACACCGACCAGAATGTCGAATCGCCCAATGAAGTTGTCATTGGTTACGTCGAAGGCACGGACAAACCGGAGGCTTAGACCATCCATTGAGGCACGGTAGGCCATATCGACACCCTTCGGGATTTCCAGGTCCGCCGTCGCCAGCACCGTGGAATCCCGGTGGTAGCATAGGTTTCGGGGATAACCCGTCGAAGCCGATCCCGAGAAAACCAGAGCGGTCGTGGTCGGAATGGCCGCCGATATGTTCTGGTACGGGCCGGAGGTGTAAATGTTCTGGCTAACCGTGATATTACCCGCACCGCCCGCGAAATCCGAGGCGACGGTAAACACCTTGAGGCGCCCGGTGGAGGCTTTGGTATCCGGGTTGACTTCAAAAATCCCAGTAAGGGTGAAGTTTTCGCCTGCCTTAATGGTGCCGGTGCCGGTGATGATGGCGATAACCGCAGTACCCGAGGTGTGCGGCGTGGTGCCGTGGGTTGTGTAGTTGGCGCGGGCGCCGGTGGTGATGGTCGGCAAAGACTGATCCATCTTGAAATTAAAGCCGGTCATCATATCGATGATACCGTCCTCGAAGGCGCCTTCAATCTGGCTGGAGGAGTGAAAAAGACCCTTCTGGGCATCGGCCAGGGCGGCCGTAGCCGTAGGGTTCAACATCGCCGTCCGGTTACCGTCTCGCGGGGCGGTCTGCCAGTCGAGCAGTTCACCCGCCTGCGCGAAGGTCAGGAAGCTCGACGGGATGGTGCCGGCCGTACCCACTTGGTTGGTAAACGCCGCCGCCTGAGCGGTGGCGACCAGCGCCGAGATATTCGACGCCAGTACCGACATGGCCGGTTTCAGGATTCGATCCGAGAAGTCATCCAGACTCAGGGTCAGCTCGTCCGAGAAAAACTGAACCGGAACGTGCCTCTGAGTACCCACCACCAGGGCAGTGGTCAGTTCGGTCGTGTCCTGCGGGCTGATGGTTCGACCCGTGCCGACGGTGTAGCGGTTCGGCAAGCGGATCTGCAAGGTGCCACCGTTCTTGGCGCCATCTTTTGCGAATCGGTCGTCGTACTGACGGTTAACCGATTTCAGAGTAGCGTTAGCGTTCTTGAGGATTCGCAGGGCTTCACGGGTGATGTCGCCATCCGAGAGTGTCTTTAAAGTATTAGCCATATTCTGTCCTTCGGGCCAATGGCCGCTATGGGATATGCTGTCTCACGACAACTTTAACCTTTCCTCCGCTTGCGAAGCTCAGCTTCGCGTGCCTGAATCCATTCCTTGTCCGATCTGGCCGCAGCCAGCGGGTCAAAGGTGGTACTGGCACCACCTACAGGCTCAATGGGAGCCGGTGCAGAAGAGGGCCGCTTTTGCGGTTGTGGCTTCGCTGTTAGCGTTGCTTCCAGCTTGCCAATCGCCGCAATCTGGCGAATCGGTGAGAGTTTGGAGATTCGGAGTGCTTCCTTCGGATTCTTGCCCAGGTAATAGGCAACATCGGTCTGCATGTCCAAATCATCGAGTTCAAGGATCGCATCGCGCATCGGCGGTGTGATCTTCACGGAGTCATCGAATACGACTTCCTCGAAATCCTCGTACTTCTCAGTACCCGTGATCCGCAGGTCTTCGGTTG